AATGCTCTCCTTCCAATCGCAGTGTTATAATTTCCTGTAATGTTTCCACCTAAAGCTGAACTACCAATAGCTGTATTTTCTTGACCTGTTGTAATTGCTCCTCCAGAGAATACACCAACAGCTACATTTAGATTTCCAGTAGTGTTATTTGAAAGAGATGCGTGACCTATAGCAGTATTGTTTCCACCACTAAGCGAAGGACTATCTAAGGCAGTATCACCTAAAGCTACGTTTTGTGAACCTGTTGGATAATTACCATCTAATTTAATTGTGCCACCATTTACGGATAGATTGCCTGTAATATCAATATTACCTGTTCCTGTAATGTCATTGGAATTAAGGTCTAGATTACCACCAAGTTGAGGTGTTGCATCACCAATTAAATCTGGTGAAATCGTATCCCAAGAAGAACCATTATAAATAAATGTTTGATTACTTGTTGTATTGAAATACCAATCTCCTACTGTTAAAGGATCACCATCATTATCTACTGTTGGATTAGATGCTTTTGCTCCTAAGTAGGTATCATCAATACTATCAGCAGCAGCTTCGGCAGCAGCTTGAGCTGTTTCCGCAGCAGTCTGTGCATTACTTGCATTAGTCGCAGATGTCGCTGCATTACTTTCACTGGTAGCAGCATTACTCTCACTTGTTGCAGCATTACTGGCAGAAGTCGCTGCATTACTAGCAGATGTACTTGCTGCACTAGCTTGTGTAGTAGCAGTAGTAGCTGATGAGGCAGCAGATGTTGCTGAACTCGCAGCATTAGTTGCACTCGTAGCAGCATTAGTTTCACTTGTAGATGCGTTAGATTCTGATGTTGCTGCATTCGATGCACTTGTGGCAGCAGCTGTCGCACTATTAGATGCGTTGGTTGCTGATGTACTTGCATTACTTTCTGATGTACTAGCATTAGACTCAGAGGTTGCAGCATTGGATTCTGATGTAGCAGCGTTTGATGCAGATGTAGAGGCAGCACTTGCACTTGATGCAGCAGCACTTGCAGATGTTGCAGCATTAGTCGCTGATGTTGTTGCCGCAGCAGCATCTATAATTAAATCATATTTAGAACTATTAGTATTAGAAGATAAAGGTTGAGTACCACTTGAGGTATGAGCTGCATTAACAAAGTAAATGTTTCCGTTGGATGTATCTTTAACTAAATCTCTAACTTGGTAGGATGTAGAAGCTGCCCAATCACCTTTAAATGTACCTAGTTCTTGTTCAGCTAATAAAGCGGTGGCGTCTGCATTAACAGATAAAACTCTATTTGCTACTAACTCAGGTAGATCTACATCAAATCCTGTAGTTGTGGTAACTGGATATTGCAGTGTTCGAGCAAACTGTTCTTCTAGCTGTTGCAACATAGCAACAATCTTATCTAGTTCTGAATTAAGGGTTTGGATAGGGAAGTTACCAGATACTGGAAAGTCCGATAATCTCTCAATCGCTAGATCTCTAACGATTGTAATACTATCATTGAGTGTAGCTCCTGGACTACCTAAAGTAATAGATCCCCCACCAGTTACACCTGCACCAGTAACGCTGTATTGTGATGCAGATGATGGTGAGTTGTTGTAAGTAAGGAGTGTCGTACCATTGTAAACTTTTAAATCACCTACTGCAAAAAACTCAAAAGGTACAGAAAAACTAGTCTGTCCAGACGTAGCTGTATATTGTATTCTAGGTGTTGTATCGCTTATTTGAAGTGCCATTTAATATAAACCTTTTTCTATTTTATCAAATACATTATCTAAATACCATATATTCTGGAAAGGTAAAGTCTTACGTATTGCTTTAGCAGTCGTATAGTCGTGTGTTCCTTTCCCCCAATCTAACATAATATCATATATATTTGCTATATAAGATGCAGTTGGTCCAGCTAAACCCATTTTTTGCTTAAATGTTGGTTCATATTTTCTACCTGCACCAATCATTGGAGATAAACCTAATCTATTATTAGAAAGAGTTTCTACCATTCTATTGACATCAGTAAATATACCGAGTATTGCTGATCTATCTATTGCAGATATCAATTTATCTTGAAATTTCTTTTTAGAATAATCTCTACCAAATTGTCTTTGTCTAAATGAATCTACCATAGCTCCTAATGACACTAATCCAACAACTCCTAACATAAAATTAGTATCTCTTTCTTGTAAACCTCTCATTAAAATACGTTGAGTAGCACCCATACCAAATTTCTTAAATTGTGCTAATACACCACCTAATTCTCTATTCATCCATAAAGGAACATCTCCTTTTCCTGGAGTAACAATAGTAATATTAATATCTTTTTGTAATGCTGATAAATAAGTATCTCTAGCTACTTTATCAGTCCAATTATCTGTTCTTCCTACTCTTAAACTTTTATAACCAGCACTTTCTCCAGCACCTTTACCTAATCCATGTTCTTGATATTGTTTATAAATTCTTTTAGCCATAACATCATCTATAAATAAATTTGCTAATTGTGCTTTTTCTTTAATGCCAATTTTTTCACCTTTAGCTAATAATTCTATATAATCTAGTATTTTTGATCCGTTTACTAATGAAGCTATGTTTTTTACTCCTGTATTCCATAAATTCATTCCATTTATATAACTAAAATAAAAATTACTAATTTGTCCTGTTGTACGTTCAACAGTATTCATTAATCCAAACATATCAGAAGTATCTGCAAATAATGCTGCTCTAGTTCCTAAATACATATCTGCTGCTTCACCAGCTAATAAAGCATCTTTTTTAGATAACTTTAACATTCTCCATCCCATATCATTAAAAAAACCTTCGTATAATCTTCCAAAATTCTTTGTAATACCATCTGCCATTACTAATCTAGCAACATCAGGAACTGCTGCTAATATTCCTGACAAATATGTCATAGCAGTTATATTTTTAGCAACTCTAATAGTTCTTGAAATAGCACCTTCTGGGTTTGCAGATAAACCATATGTTCCTCTAATCAAACCAACATTAGCTTCTAAATCATCTAATACATCTATCATTTCTCTTTCTATAGCTTCTTTAGCTGATTTTGATTTAGCATTGAAAATTCTATCTGTGTACTCTTTATGTATTTGATTAATGCCTGGTTTAAAACCTCCAGCACCATAATTAATACCTAAAGCTCCAGGATCACCAAATCTTTCTGTTAAAACAATATCTGGCATTATAGATCTATAGTATCCTCTTAATAAACCAAATGTATCAGATTCAATAAAACCACCCTTAATTAATAATTCATCTGCAATATCTAAATTTCTAGCTTTTACATGATCTGAAATACCTGCTGGATTTGTTACATAACCAGTTTCACTATCAATAATTTTTTGCCATTTTTGTATTCTGTAAAAAGGTTGTTGAGTTAATATTTCATCTACTATTTCTTCAGCTTCTGAATACTTTGCATTTCTATTTTTCTTAATTAATGAATCAAAAACAAGTTTTGTAAATTGAGTCTTATTTTTTTTAATAACATCTTTTTTGTAAAATCTAGGTAAATAGTTTTTTCTTAAACCTTTGTTTGCTGAAACAAAATCTAATTTAGATTGTAATTCATCTATTTCTTTTTTAATTCTTAAAGAGGAAAAATCTTCATCACCTATTTTAATAGTGTTACTTCCAGATTTTTTTAAAACATCTAATTTACCTTTCCAAAACTCTAATTGTTTTTGAGGCATAATTAAAAACAAACCTGATTCATCAGCTCTATTTCCTATTACATCATAGTAATTTTCTCTAACATTTCTTGCACTTTGTACTATTTCATCAATTTCATGTTTAAAACCATTAGACAAAGCTATAGATATTTCTCTACGAAATTCTGGAAATGATAAAACTCCGTCTTTTGAGTATCCAACTTTTTTCATAAACCGAGATACAGTTCCATAATCTTTTCTTAATTCTTTAGACATTCTAGAAAGGTATTTATCATACATATCTTCTACAGATCTCATTGTTGTTATAATTAACGACTTACCTCTAGTAATCTCATTCTCAACACTAATTGTTGTAGCTTCATTAAAAGGTTTAAAATTTTTGTTTTGATATAAAGGTATTTCTAATAACTCTGTTACCATTTCTCTTGCAGATAAAACTTTAGATTGTAAACCTCTAAAAATAGAAGTAAGAGGTGAATTTTCTAAACCTATCATTGTTTTATAAATTTCTTCACCTACCATATCTTCATTATAAGATTTAGGTTGTGCTTTAGGATCTGCTGAAGCTCCACCACTTTTAGCTCCAAACTTTTCATTAGGATCTAAATATCTATAATCTACTTCATCACTATTGTTTAGTTTAGCTGCATTTTTAGAATTAATATTATCAGCTGTTGCTGTATATTTTTCATATCTTCCCATAGATGTTGTAATAGGAAGATTGTTAATTCCATTTAATTTATTAATTAAACCAGGTAATAAAAAACCTGCTCCAGCAATAGCTATTCCTTCATCTAAACTTCTTTCATCATTAATAGATTGTTTTATAGCTTCTTCTGCTGTTAAAGCAGCACCAAACCTAGTAGGGTGCATAAATGTTTTTCCACCTGCTGCAATATCAAATAT